GGTGGATGCAATCATCACTGACCCGCCATATCCTAGGGAGTATTTGCCGTTGTGGGACGAACTCGGGCGGTTTGCAAAAGAGAATCTGAAAACCGGCGGGGTCTTGCTCGCCATGGCACCCAGGACATATCTGCCACAGGTTATCGAGATGCTCGGCAGACAACTGACATATCAGTGGGTACTTGCTTGCGAACTTCCTGGTCAAAGCGCATCGATATTCCAATCGGGTGTCAAAAATAGCATGTGGAAACCCATTCTGGTTTATCGGAATGGCGGAGACCCGGTAAATATCGGGTGTGACCTGTTTAGAAACGACAAGCCGGACAAGAATTTCCATGAATGGGGGCAGGGGCTAGCTGGCTATGAGTGGCAGGTAGAAAATTTCACACTGCCGAATGACCTGGTATGTGACCCGTTTCTCGGCGGCGGTACAACGGCAGTAGCAGCGCTCCTGCATGGGAGGCGATTTGTCGGATTCGACATAGATGCAGAAAGCGTCTCTATTTCAATAGGGAGGCTAAAAGATGTTAACTCGATTTTATCAACGGCTGAAAATACATGATGAGGGTGAAGAGCAGGTCATGAACATAATGCGGCCATATACTGACCGCAGGCATCTGCCAGACAGATGGGTGTCGTTCAATGGCAAAATCCATGCCTTTGACTTCAAAACCGGTATATTTGTGGAACAAGCCTCTCATGATGAGTATTTCAGAGTATTGGAACAGGATGGCATACCGGTTTTTATTGTATATTGCAAAAATAGGCAATATCTAGCTGGCTTTATACAATCATTGAACTGGGAAGGACCATTTCCACCGTCTGAAAACAGTACCAGCGGTGATCCATATTACCAAATTTCCGGCGGAATCCCTCTGGCCGAGTTTTTAAGAAAGATCAGGAGGAATGCATGAACACAGCCATAATTCCCGGATCGCTCGGTGCAATCGCAAAAAAAGATGGCAAACCCATTGCCGAGACATTCATGAATGCAGACTGTATCATCATCGTGGACACCTCCGGCAGCATGGCAGATAATGACAGCCGGGACGGAAAAAGCCGCTATGAGGTCGCGTGTGAGGAGCTGGCCAGGCTGCAAAATCAGTTTCCTGGTAAAATAGCGGTACTCGCCTTCTCGAATGATGTTCAGTTTTGTCCATCCGGAGTCCCGACCTTCATGGGCGGCTGCACGGACATGGCCAAGGCATTAGAATTCGCCAAAATCGCTGATGTTCCCGGTATGCAATTCATCCTGATCAGCGATGGGGAGCCAGATGAGGAAGCTAAAACCATCGCCGTGGCCAGAACATACCAGAACAAAATTTCTACCATCTACGTCGGCCCGGAAGAGCGGCCGGTTGGCCGCGATTTTCTCTACCGGCTGGCGCAGGCGACCGGGGGACAGGGAATTACGGTGGACAGGGCAAAAGAATTAAAATCAGGCGTCGAGAAGCTGATGCTACCAGGAGGTTAGTATGACAGTACTCATCGATCCGTCACTGAGGCAGGATTTCGAGGCGGTCAACAGCTTTTTTGGTTATGACTGCTCCAACATAGGAGACCTGGATGAGGTCGCCAGGCTAATTGCATACAAAGCCAAACCTGACCCTAACTACATAAAAGACAACATTCCGCCATGGGTAGACATCTACGATACATATCTGATTGCCCTCGAGATTGAGGGCGATCATGATATGGCGTGGCTGGAAACGGTTAAAGCGTACCCGGACGCCATCCGCATGGCAATACGAAACATATGCCAGTTTCTGATCAATCAACACACAAATCAAAACTTACAAAACCGTAAAAAGCGCAAAACTAAAACAAAGGAATTGTCGGCATGGTTCAAACGATTCGGCTTCCGCTTTGCGCTCAACACAGCTGATGACACTATCTACGTTACCGAGGGCAACAATCCACCAGAGATCATGGGTGATATCATGTTCTCGTTTGTCTACAGAGCACTAATAGACGCCGGTGTGGATACAAGCGAAAACAACGTCTTGCATGCCATAAACATTGAGGCGAAGCGAAATAAATTCCATCCAGTGAGGGATTATCTTGACAGCCTGGCGTGGGATGGCCAGCCACATATCGCCCGCCTCGCCGAGCACTTCGTAGACAAGCACGGTATGTTCAGTATCTATTTACGTCGCTGGTTGATCGGAGCGGTGGCGCGGGTATACATCAAAACTCAAAACCCCATGCTGGTGTTAGATGGTGACCAGGGAATTGGAAAGTCATATTTTGCCCGCTGGCTGGTAAATGATCTGAACAACTTCAATGAAGGCATGATCCAACCCGAGAACAAAGATGATCAGGTGCGTCTATTGACAACGTGGATTTGGGAGGTCAAGGAACTCGGCGCGACATTGCGCAAATCTGACACAGAGGCACTCAAGTCGTTCCTGACGCTTGAGAGCGTGCGCGTGCGCAAACCATATGGTCACTATGATATCGTCAAACCGGCCATTACCAGTTTCATCGGCACAATCAACAACTTTGCCGGTTTTTTGGTAGACCCGACCGGCAGCCGCCGGTTCAATATCGCGAATATACTCAGTATTGATTGGTCATACAGCCAAGTCATTGACCGCGATCAGGTGTGGGCCGAAGCACGCGCCGCATTCCTGGATCGTGAGCCGTGGATGCTCACCAGTGAAGAACAAAAACAGCGCGATGAGATAAATGAGGAATACGAAATTCCTGATCCGGTTGAAAATGCGCTACCGCTATATTTCGACATCAATCCGAACGAAACCGATTGGTTTACGCCAACTTCTGAGATTGTGCGCATTCTAGAAGATCAACATACCGGCGCCGCTCTGCATATGGGCTCTAGCCGCGCAACAACTATGGCCGTGGCCGCGGCGTTACTGAAAATGGGATGCAAAAGCACAGTCCAAAGAGATAAATCCGGCAAACCATCACGCGGCTACCTGGGAATCAAGCCAACAAGACAATTGCCATAGGTGCATCATGCGAAATGTTACGGATGTTACGGAAAAAATGGCTAAAAATTTTGCAAGTGTTACGGTGTTACGGATGTTACGGAAATTTCCTATAAAAAGATTTCAGCGATTCAGTGAAAAATTAACATAGCAAATTTTCCGTAACATCCGTAACACCGTAACATCCGTAACACATACTGAGCAAAAAAGAGGCGAATATGACCGTATTATCTACCGCTGAATTCTGGTTAAATCTCGGAATTGCCACCATTCCAATTCGATACCGAGACAAACGACCGGCTATAAGCTCGTGGAAACAATATCAGCGCCAGCTGCCATCTCATACCGAGCTAGCCAAATGGTTTTACAGTCCGTATACCAACATCGCCGTAATTACCGGTTGGAAAAATCTAGCCGTGGTGGACTTCGACGACGATACCGAGTACGAAAAATGGGCGCTTTGGATTGCCCGACGGCGCATTTATCGTTATGTGCGACAGACGTTGACCGTCAAGACATCGCGGGGGTATCATGTATATGTGACTACGAGCCAGCCAGCGCAAAATGCGAAGTTGCCAGGCATCGACATCAAGGCAAGCGGCGGATATGTGCTGACGCCGCCGAGCGTTCATCCGAGCGGAGCACAGTACAAAATTGTCTCTGGCGATTTGCCGGTGCGAATTGACGCATTGTCTGACATTCTGCCACCAGAGTTGCTAGCGCAGTATACTGAGCAGCCAAAGACCATTATTACACCGCGGATAACGCTTCCCGCGAGTGGTGACCCGTGGGCACAGGCTGAGCGGCCGTTTGAACCGAGTGACAATCTGATCCAGCGCATCAAGGATCACTATCGGATCGAGAGCTTTTTCCCGGACATCCACTATCGCGGCGGTGAATGGGCAATGGCGCGGTGCCCGTTCCACGATGATAGAAATCCGTCACTGTGGCTTAATGTCGAGCAGCAGATTTGTGGATGTTTCGCCGGGTGCACGACACTTCCGTATGACGTCATCGATTTGTACGCCCGGTTGAACAATTTGACGGTCAGCGAGGCCGTCAGGATCATGAAACAGAGCTTGGGAGGCGCATGATGCCGGTAGTTGCAATAACCAGAGAAGATGCAAATAGCCTGTCAATGCCTTGTAATTCTCCGGGCACTGGTGATGATCAAACACTCTTTGTGATCAGGGCCGGGCGCGGGACTGTTCATGTGACTGTTGTGGAGGTGCGCTATGCAACGTTAGTCAATAATGCTATAATAAGTGATGATAATGGAGATAATTGTGGCAGCCCGTGAGAAAAATGAGAGGTAGTATGGGTAGAGGTACTTCATATTCACGTCGTAAAATAAAGGCGGCCATTCCCGGCAGCGGCGGCATCATTGCCGAGATTTGCCGTCGCACTGGCTATGCGTGGGGCACGGTTAGAGATGCTATAAACAGCGATCCCGAGCTGATGCGGATGATGCGCGATGAAGAGGAGACTATAGACGACATCGCTGAAAACGTGGTCATCAAAAAGATTGTTGGGGGTGATGAGCAGTCGGCCAAGTGGTGGCTGGCCCGGCGCCGCCGCCAGCGCTATGGCGATAACGTGGACGTGACCAGCGGCTACCAACCGCTGGACATCAAAATCATCTGGCGCACGTATGAGGATGATGGCAATAGTGAAAACGGTGCGCCGCCAGAACAAACGTGAGGTGAACTGTGGCTGGATTTTCTGATTACTACGAGAATAAAGTGATTGACCATATGCTCCGCAACCAGGCGTTCACGCCGCCGTCAACGGTGTATGTTGGTCTGTTTACTGTGGCTCCGACGGATGCAGGCGGCGGCACTGAAGTGTCCGGCGGGTCTTATGCGCGGCAGGCTGTCACGCTGGCTGCGGCGAGCGCCGGAGCCACACAGAACTCGGCCGACATCACGTTCCCGACTGCGACGGCAGACTGGGGGACTATCGTGGCCGCCGGGCTATTCGATGCGGCGAGCGCTGGCAACCTGCTGGCGTGGAATAATCTGACCGCGTCCAAGACCGTCAACAATGGCGATACGTTCAAAATTTCGGCTGGCTCGCTGACCATCAGTGTCGACTAATCCTGCCGCTGAGCACCGGCGCTGACAGGGCGGGGACATGGCTCACACACTGGGCGCTACCGGCGAGTATCCGACTGGCACATCTACCAGCACGGCCAATCCGGTTTCCACAACATTTACGACACAGAGCGGCGATACCGTTTTGGTGCTGGGAATTTGGTATGCCGGGGCGACGAATCGTACTGGCGGGGCACCGACGTTCAATGGCAAGGCGTTTACCCAGTACTACCAAGCATACAGAGCGGCATCGTCTCCGGAAACAACCGTAGAGTTGTGGTATCTGCTGGCACCGGACATAGGCACATATACGCTGAATGTGCCGAACAGCGGGGCGCTGACCACCAAACTATGGATGGCATCGTTTAAATCGGCGACAGGTGCATCGGCGTTCCACGTAGGGGGGTATGGCAGCAATACATCAACCAATCCGGCTGTCAGTATAACTACGACCGTTGGTGGCTGCGCAATCTTCGGCATTGTCGGCTCCGGTGCCAACACCTGGGCACCGACGGCGCAGACGTCGACGGCGATTGCTAACCGCGACCTTGGCAACTATGGCGGCGGCGCTGGCTACTACCTGCAGTCCACGGCCGGAACATTTGGATTCAACTATACGTTTGGGACATCCGATGACTGGGCGATTCTCACGGTTGCGTTTAGCGAGACGTCGCCGCCAGTAACTGGTGCGGTCGCTATCAGCGTTGCATCCACACTGGGGACCGCTGGCACGGTCATAAAAGCGCCGGTCACTGGCAGTGTCAGCATAACCGGTGCCGCTACGCTTGCCGCTGCCGGAGTGCGAACACTCACCGGGCAGGCGTCCATATCGGCGTCATCCATACTGAGCGCATCCGGCGGGCGCACAACGGCAGGAGCGGTGGGCATTGCAGCAGCCGCGGCGCTGACGATCAGCGGGGCATATCTGCAGTTTGGGGGTGTCCCGATAACTGCCGGTGCCACCATATCTGTGACCGGCGGCCGCATTGTTGCTGGTGGTCTCGCCGTCACTGCGCAGGCTGTTTTGACGGCGTCTGGCCAGGTTGTCACGGTCGGGTATGTCTACGGTGCAGCGGCGCTCAGCATGCGGGCGGCGCTGTCTGCACAGGGCGTCAAGGCCACAACCGGCTCCGCGGCTGTTGGTGTCCAGGCGGCACTATCGGTGCAGGGTGCCAGGATAACGGTGGGCGCGCTGGCCATCCATCCTGCGTCTGTGCTCGGCATAGCCGGATCGAGGCAGCTCGCTGGCTCGCTGTCTGTGCAGGCCGCCGCCGTGATGAGTGCTGTTGGTGCAATTGTGTCAACCGGCTCTGTGGCTATCTCGGTCCTTTTGCTACTGAGTGCCGGGGGCAGTGTGGTGTCTGCCGTTGTCGGACGCGGGAAGCTCCACAGTGAGGTCAGTCACCCGCACATTGCCGGGTCGGTATCTGTGCCAGTGATCAATGTATCAGTGCGAGCGCCGGGCATCAGCGTGGCCGTGAAGGAGAAGAAGGATAAATGATCAAGGTAAATACGACAGTAATTGTGTCTGTGCAGCTCAGAGATTCGAGTGGTGTACTGACGGACCCGGCTGACATCGTGTTCAATGTCAAGAATCCGGCAGGTGGCACCGAGATAATTGTCTCGACAGATAGCCGGGTGCAGCACGTCTCCACCGGCGGCTACACTCTGACGCTGCTGGTAGACCAGGCGGGGTTATGGCAGGTCAATATCCAGACTACCAATCCGACAGCCTCCAGGACGCTAAGTTTATACGCATCGGATACATGGAATTGAACATAGTTGGACCATACTAGACCACGAGGACGATTCATGGACGTATCGCAGAGCAACGGCGTTACCACGGTGAGGATAGATGTCGAGGTTGGCCAGCAAATAAAAATCTACTTGTTTTCCGATGCTCACTTCGATTCAATTTTCTGTGACCGTGATCTGTTCAGGCGGCATTTAGAGCGGGCGCTAAGGGATGGCGCGCTTATCCTGGATGGCGGCGACTTTTTTGACGCCATGCAGGGCCGGTTTGACCCGCGCCGGTCGATGGATGAGCTCCGGCCGGAGTACCGGCGCGACGACTACTATGACTACGTTGTGCGGGATGCGGCGGAGTATCTCGAGCCGTTTGCGCCGAATATGGTCATGATGGCACCCGGCAATCACGAGCTCAGTATTTTGAAAAACGCCAACACCTATCTGACAGATCGGCTGGTGGCTGAGCTGCGACACCGTGGTGCACCGGCTGTTACAGGCGGATTCAAGGGCTGGGTTAGAATAATGTGGCGTTACCGAAATGGCAATGATGGCGGATCGTTTTTGATCCGCTACAGCCACTCGGGAGGTGGGCATTTTGCACCGGTGACGCGTGGTGTGATCGATACCAACCGCCAGGCCGTTTATTTGCCTGATGCGCATGTGGTGTGGAACGGCCACAACCACGACGGTTGGATTGTCCCGATTGCCCGGGAGCGCATCAATGGGAAGGGCTCGGTATATTCGGACATCGCCTGGTTCATCCGGACGCCAGGCTACAAGGCGGAGTACGAGGGCAGCGATGTTGGTTTTGCCGCCCAGCGTGCGACCGGACCGCGGCCCCGGGGCTGTGCCGTGATCACGCTCGAATACGCCAGAAAAGGCGTCATGTCGAGCCATATCGAGCCACTTTTTGAAGCAAGCTCTTGACGAATATGATATAATTGTTCTAGTAATGGCAATTGCTATTGACATGCGCAAACCGGCTATTAGTGTCACTCTACCTCCGCTCCATCGCGCACAGGCTGAAATCGTGGCGAGCCCGGCGCGGTTCAAGGTGATTAGTTGTGGCAGGCGTTTCGGCAAGACGAGATTGGCCGTTTTAGTTTCGATTGCTGAGATGTTGCAGGGTGGATCAGTGATGTGGGTCGCGCCGTCGTTCGACAAGGCAATGATCGGCTGGCGATTGATTGAGGAGATTACCAGACAGATGCCGTTCTGTTCAATTCATCGTGCCGAGCGCCGGATAACCGCTAGCAATGGTGGCTGGCTTGGTGCATATTCAGCCGATAGTGAGGGCGGCTTGCGCGGCGAGGGGGCCAGTCTTGTTGTTGTGGATGAGGCGGCATATGTGCGAGATTTTGATGAAATCTGGAAACAGGAGCTGCGGCCCGCTCTGACTGATCGCAAGGGGCGAGCAATGTTTATAAGCACGCCGCGTGGATTTAATCATTTTTATGACTTGTTTATCCAGGAACGCAGCGCCCCTGGCGAGTGGCAATCATGGCAATATCCCACGTCTGCAAACCCGTACATGGATGAGGCTGAGATTGAGGCGGCGCGCAAAGAGCTGCCGGATTTGTATTTTAGGCAGGAGTATTTGGGCGAATTTGTTCAACTTGCCGGGGCTATGTTCAGGCGGGAATACTTTCAGATTGTCGATTCCTATCCCGAGTTTGTCGCTCAGGCACGGCACTGGGACTTGGCCGCCTCTACAGGAACGAAATCAGACTATAGTTGTGGCGTTCGTGTTGGGTTGGGTACAGACGGCAATGCTTATATCCTGGATTGTGTCCGCGGACGCTGGGAATGGCCAGCATTGGTGCGCATTATTGCCCAAACTGCGCTGGCAGATGGTTTAGGTGTTGTGCAGTCAGTTGAAACAACCGGCACACAGAAGGGAATGCTCGATTTGTTGCTAGCCGAACCATCGCTGGCGGCCATCCCGTTCCGTGGCATCAGACCAGTGACCGACAAAATTACTCGGGCAAATGGCTGGTTGGCCAGAGCAGAACAGGGCGGCATAAAGCTCCTGCGTGGTGAGTGGAATTCGGCCTGGCTAGATGAGATATGTGCATTCCCGGAGTCAGAACACGATGACCAGGTCGATGCCACCAGCGGTGCATTTGCGACAATAGGGCAGTCCAGATCAGTATTCGTATGGTATGGCGATGAAGATACTAACGATTGACCGGAATTTTAAAACGAGTGAGCTCGATGCGTTATTTGGCATTGATGACTATAGCCGTATATCGGAACGCACGCTAGCATCAGCCGTCCCCTGGCTATACCGAGCTGTCGATTTGCGCGCCATGTCGGTAGCGACAGTGCCGTACGACATCACGGATCGCAACGGGAATACGGTTGAGATATTTAGCGACTTGCCCAACCTGTTTCGAAACATCGAGGCTGCACTCACTATTTATGGCTATGCCTATCTGTTTATCGAGCGCAGCGCTAGGCGTGTGCTGAACCTGCGATGGCTGGCACCGCAGTCCATTCGGCCGTTGGTGGACAGCACAAATGGGCTAACTGGATTTGAGCGCAACTTGGGCGGGGGCTCGATCAAGCTTACGCTGGATGATGTGGTGTATTTTTGGCGCTACAATCCACATGCGGAGGTGGCTCCTGGGCCATCGCCAGTCCAGGCGGCACTTGAGGCATCCGGTATCGCCTACAATGCTAACCGGTTCATCACCATGTTTTTCGAGCGGGGGGCAATCGGGGCGACACTGCTCACAGTAGAAGGCAGCCCGCCAGAGGCTGACTTGAAGCGCCTCGAGGCGTGGTGGCGACGGCTGTTGTCCGGAGTGCGCAATGCGTTCAGTGCTGCCGCGGTGCGAGCAGGGGTCAAGCCGGTTCAAGTTGGCTATCCACTCGATCAGATGGATATCGAGACATTATTTGGCGAGGTGCGAAACCAGATTTGCGCCGCACTCGGCATTCCGCAGACTATGATGGAGGATGCAGCGAATTACGCGACTGCGATCGAGCACCGGCGCTCGTTTTACAGCGAAACCGTTTTGCCGGAATGCCAGCTGATCGAGAGTGAAATCAACAAGCAACTGTTGAACAAAATGGGCCTGAAGCTAGCCTTCCATCCTGAGCAGATGGAGATTTTCCAACAGGACGAGTCGGCCAAGGCGGGCTCGGTGGTCAACCTGGTCAGTGCCGGAATTATGACGATCGATGAGGCCAGACAATGGATGGGGCTGGAGGCGTATCCTGATACTCAACCGGCCGTGGATATGACTGAGATGGCGGTACAAAAAGCTCGTCTCGCAGAGTTGCGTCAGTGGCGTGAGGTGGTGCGCAGACACCCCGGCAGGACGTTCAAGTGCGAGGTTTTGCCGCCTCATATCGAGCAGTTTGTGAACCTGGCCATTGCCGGTGGCTACGACCCGTTTCCGCTGAAATCAATCGATGACGAGATCGATTCTGACATCAACAAAATGCAGCGAGGCATCCGAGGTATCCTCTCGGAATATCATCCCCGTGTTGCTGCCGCCATCGCCGCAGGTGAGGCCACAGATGTCATTGTGAGTGAGATGCGCGATGCGCTGGTTGCTGCGCTGTCTCATCAACTGGCTGATATCGCGTATCGCCGAATACTGGCTAACTCGCTGGACACAGTCGTGATCTATGAACCAGCCGTAATTAACCAACGGGCGCTGGATTGGGCTGCTCAATATACATACGACCTGGTCTCGAAACTCACGGATACTACACGTGATGTGGTCAAGCAAGCTACCGAGAAGTTTATCAGCACGCCTGGCATGACCCGTGACGATTTGGTGGCTATATTAGCGCCTGCATTTGGTGACGTGCGCGCCGGAATGATTGCCACTACCGAGGTGACGCGGGCTTACTCGATGGCGACAAACGAGTACCAACAGATGTTGTCTGACGCGGGCATTGCGATGGTGAAGGTGTGGAATACCAACAATGACGACCGTGTGTGTCCGATCTGTGCACCGCTGGATGGTGAGCCAGAGGATAACTGGCCGTCCGACTTGAGTGATGGCCCACCAGCTCACGTCAATTGCCGCTGCACGACCAGTCTGAAGAGGTCGAAATGAGGATAGAGGGACTCGATAGATTGATGAGAGCGCTCGACCGTTTCGCCACAGCCAAGGCAGCGGCCGATACCATCAAACCGGCGCTAACGGCGACCGGCGAGGTGATACGAAGTTACCTGGTGCGCTATCCTGGCAAGCCGTCATATCCGCTCCGCTGGGCATCGCAACGTCAACGGTTCTATGTGCTGTATGTGCTGCGCAAAGGGATGGGGCCGTACAAACGCACAATTGATCCGATGAGTCAGAGGCTACAAGCATCCTGGGCAGTGGAGTATAATAGACCATGGCGCGTGATTGTTGGCACGCGGGTGACGTATGCTCCATATGTGCAGGGGCGTGATAAACAACAGCCGTATCACGCTGATACTGGCTGGATAACAGACGAGGTTGCGATGCAGCGCACCATCGAAAGTGGTGCTCTGCAGAACAACATGATCAGTGTCGTGAAAAAGGCACTCGAGAGGTGATGTATGGATGAGGAAGTAAAAGTGATTACCAAAACGGAGGGTGGGCAGGAGTTTACGGCAGACGCGTATCTGTATGTGCCTGATCCTGAGAGCCCATCTACGTGGAAACTGCGCATTGAGGAAACACCCGGAAAAATCACAGTGGCACAACTCGGGCGCGCCGCAGCCGCACTCGGCCCGGGTTTTCGGGGCCAGCGGGTGGATTTGCCGCCAGACGAGCGGCGCAAGGCGGCCAAGAAATTGATCGGCTTGTACCGAGACAATGGCGTTGATGATGCTGATATCCCGCCATATCTATGGAGCATCGCCGGGATGCAGCAGCCGAAGGCGGTGCAGATCAAAAGTGCCGACGATGGCAGCATGATTGTTGCCGGGTACGGCGTGGTCTGGGGCGGTGTCGATCTGGACGGCGATACGTTCACGCCGGAAACCGATCTGTGGCTAGATCGCATCACGCCGACCCCGCCGGTGCTGTACCAACATGGCATGGATGATCATCTCGGCAAATCTGTGCTGGGGCGAGTGATCAAGACAACCAGCGATGACATTGGACTATGGATCGAGGCGCAGTTAGACGCACATGAACAGTACCGTCAATATATCGAGGCTATCCGCGAGCTAGCACAGCAAAACAAGCTGGGCTGGTCATCTGGCGCGGTTGGCCATCTGGTAGAGCGCAACGGCGGGGTGATCACATCCTGGCCGGTTGCTGAATTTAGTTTGACTCCAACACCAGCGGAGCCGCGCACACTTGGTGTGCAGGCACTGCGTGCGTTGGTGGATGATGTCCCGGCGATCAAATCGATGTTGCCAGAGGCGGGCGATGAAGCGCCTGCGGCAAAAGCGGATGAGAAACGGGGTGAAACGCAGAAAATACAATCCGAGAAAATTATTACAGGAGAAAGTAAAATGGACGAGTTAAATTACGATGAATTGGCCGACAAGC